TGAACTGATCGCCCGTTCCATCGTTCGGCGCCGAGCCGATGTTGATGAGCTGCTGCGTCATTTACGGCATGACCAGTCGGAACGATTTCAATTGCACCGGACCGCCGCGATAAATTTTAGTGGTGTTGAGCTTGATCGCTGCGTCGGATTTCTCATCGCCGACATCGCAGGAAAACACTTCGCTGCCGTTCGATCCATTGATGCGTGCCGATATTGCGTTGCCCTGCGCGAGCGCGGCGTCTTCCTCGGCGATGGCATTGAACTCGAGCTCGCCGCCGACCGCCGGCATCGCCGCTGGATTCGACAGTCGCAGCACCGCGAGAGTTTTGCCGTCGCCGGTTCGCAGCTCGATGCTGCCGCCGTCCATCAATTGCGACAGCACGTCGAGCATGGCATTGCTGGCAATCTCGGATAGCTCGATCACGCCGGCGATTCCTCATAGATCGGCACGAGGTTGCCGTCGTCGTCGCGCTCGATGCGGAGGACTCGCGGCGGCGGTTTCACTACTGCCCGATCGTCGCGCTCGATGATCGGCGGCGATTCGTGCAGCAGATGGATCGCCTGCTTGATCTGCTCGGCCAGCTCGGGCGTCACCAGAACATTGAGATCGCCGGCATCGCCCTTCGGCCCGGGCGGTCCGGGCTCGCCATTGTCGCCTTTCGGGCCGGGCTCGCCTTTCTCGATCGGCCGCGCTTCGGCCTGCGTCAGACGCGTGGTCAATGGTGTGATCGCTTCGGCCACGCACTGGCGCACGAATGGCGCCAGGCCCTTGGCCAGCGCGCTGATCTCCTGGTCGGTCATCATGCGGCCTCGCGCTCGAGCGCCTGGCTGAATCGAAGCGTCAGATCGGCGAGCTGCTTTTGCGAGTCAGGCGGCTGCTGTTCGCCATCGGTCGCGGTTTCTGTCGTCGGTGGCGGCGTCGGCGGCTTTGCCGGCGCGAACGGATCGGCCTGCGCGTCGCGCTTGGCGAGCGCCTCTAAGCTGTAATTCTGCTGCTGTAGATATGGTGACTCGCCGCCCTTCACCGGCTTGAGATCGAACTTGCTGCGGCCTTCGTTCGGGCTCATGACGCCGGCGCCGACGGCATCGCGGATGGTAGTGGTGAGTGTGATGCTGTCCATGCGCAGCAGGTTCTCGGTATCGAATTGCGTGCCCAGGCCTTGCGCCCAGCCGATGCCGAGCGCGTCATCGAGCAGCTCCTCCATTTCCTCGATATGCGATTGCAGCGCCTGGGAGTAATACTCGACGTTCAAGCTTTGGACGTTGTTGTATGACGGAAGCGCGCCGACTCCGACCTTGTACGGAGGCACGTGATATACGCTGCAGACCACCTCGGCCGACCATTTGAGCTGCTCAATCATCTGCGCTTCGACATTCGTAATCGACATTTTTTCGTATTTCATTCCGCCGGTGAGCACGGCGACGCGGCCGAGATTGGCGCGCGAGAAACGCTGCTCCCATTCGTCCTTGATTCGCTTTTCCTCGATATCGCTGACTTCGCCGGGCGCGGTGAGCAGACCGCCCGGGACCGAGGCATTCTCGAACAGCAGCGCCGAGGTCTTTTGCGCGTTGAGACCGAGCATGGACGAGAGGCCGCTGGCGAATATCGGCGGCGTGCCGACCAGCGGATGGAACAGGCAATTGAAACGGTCGTGAATGATCTCGCGCGCGGGCACGACGATGTCGGTCTCGAGGCTGGCGAGGTTATCGCTGCTCAATCGATAGAATACGCTGCCATCGTCGGCGACCAATGGCGTCACCCGCGTCGGGTCGAGCACATGCAAATTGATGACGACGTTGCGATCGTCGCGCACCTTGAGCACGTAGGTGTTGCCGCGGGAAAGCTTCGACAACATCCAGCATTCCCAGAATTGGTTGCGCGTCTGATAATCGTTCGGCCGGCGCAGCACCGGTGAGAATGCCGGGCTCGTCACCTCGGTCCAGATGTCGTTGTCGTCCTTCTCAGCGAGCTTGACGCGCAGCTTGGCGATGTCGCGCGCGATCAGCGTCTTGCAGGCGAAGTCGGCGTGGAAGCTCGACGCGGTGTCGACGTTGATCTCGAGGTTGCGCTGCCAGGCGCCGGCCCATGGCTCGCGAATGATGGGATACCAGCCGCCACGAGCCTCCGACACGGAGCTCAGCGCCTTGCGCTTCTCGCCGGTGAACGGAATCGGCAGGCCGAAGATTCGCATCAGCGCTGTCTCGCCTCATCGATCTCGTGCTGCAGTCGAGCGACGCCCCAGCGGCCGTCAATGTCGACGCCGAGCTGCGTCGCCTGCAGGCGCAGACTGTCGATCGTGACTTCGGGCTCGACCGGCATTGGTTCGGGCTCGTGGGCGGGCGGCTCGGGCTCTGCCTCTGGCGACGGTGCCGCCGGCTTAGCTGGCAGGAAGCGCGCTTTCTTGGCCGCGACCAATGCCACCGCATGCCGCGGCGGCAGCTCGTATTCCTCGCCGGCGGTCAAATGCCGGGTGCCATATTTGTGTGGCCTGATCGTCATCACTCGGCGCATTTTCATCGGCGCGATTCCTTTTAAGAAAATGAGGGCGGGCACGAGGAGGACTAAGCCCGCCCTCGCCGATATCGACACCATGCGCGCTGGCGAAGGCCCGGCCAGTGTCGATCGGCAAAGTAGACGCGGCGGCGCATTTACGCCGTGTTCACCTCACCGCCCCACGCGACGCCGGTCAAGTAAGCAACCGACTGCGTGCGCCGACGTAGCCAGTTGATGACTCTCTCAGCGCGAATCGCCACGCTATTGGTCTGGAACATACTGACCAAACTGGCGGGCGTCGGCGTGACCGAGTCGTGCGCTGGCGCATCCGACATCTCGAGCGAGGCCTCGCGGCTGGCATCGATCGCGATGTCACCATCGTCGGCGAGATAGCAATCGGATGCGTTCATGAGCACTACTATGTCGCCGACATAGTCGGAGGCGAGCACCGGCATGCCGTTGAGCGTGCCGCCGGTCATGGTCATCGAGCCGAACTCCGGCTGGCCGAGCGGATTCGTCATCATCGCCAATGCCACCGCGGTGTTCGACGACATGATCCAGACACCGCTCGATACCGGATTGTTGGCCGCCGAGAACTTGGCGAACAACGACCGAATATCGAGCCGGACATCGTCGGCGGTATCACCCGCCGATGCGATATTCTCGGCACCATTGGTGATCGATGCCGGCGAGATGCCCGTGCTTGCGGTCTTGGCCGGATCGATGAAGTCGATGTCGAGCCGCTCGCGCAGCGCCGCCGCCAGACTGTCGCGGATGATCATATCCGCCTTCGGCGAGCTCGACCTGATGCACTCGTCGGTGAGCACGCAGATGTTTGCCACCTTGAGCGGTTCCAGCGTCGTGCGCGCAAAGTCGAACGAGGTGAGCGGCTTGGCTTTCCCCTCGCCGACCCAGTAGCCCTGGCCGCCACCGGTCTGTGTAATCAGCGGCGTGCGGAACATCACCGCGCGCAACGCGGGAACGCCGCCGACACCGAAGCGCCCGAGGATGGTTTGCGGCCGCAGCCATTCGACGAAGTCGGCCACCGCGGTGGTTTCCTCGCCGATCAAAGCCGCCGCCCAATTGCCGCTGATCGTTGCGCCAGCTGGCACCGCCGCCTTGGCCAGCGCCGCGACGACGATCGAGTCCGGGCCATAGAGCTCGGCCGCGATGTCGGCGGCATTGCGGAAGACTTTCTGTGACAAGACCTGGCAGCGCACGACACGGGCAAACGCGATGCCGGCATCGAGCTTCGGCTGTGCCTTGACGATGATGCCGCCGCGCGCCGCAGTGCCGTCAGCCGCCTTCTCGGCCTTGATCACCGGCTTGGCCGCCAGCGCCTTGGTCTTCTCGACTTGGCGCAAGCGCACGAGGTCCTTGTCGATGGCCTCGACCTCGCCCGATAGCGTGTCGAATTCCTCTTGCTCCTCGGCGGTCGAGGTGCGGTCCTCGTCCATCGTTTTCTGCATTATCGCTTCCATGCGCGCCGCGCTGGCGGCCCGTTTGGCCTCGAGAGCAGAGATCTGCTCCGCGATCGTTTTCATGTTGATGCCCTCCTGGGCAGACTTGCGTTGCAACTGTCCGGAGGCGCCCGGTGGGTTGAGATGAACGACACGGTGCAGCACTTGCTGGCCAGACGCGGCCCGTTGCGCAGCGTCGATCGACTTCACAGTGGCGATAGTCGCTTCGACATTCGCCGGGATGGTCACGGCACTCAGCTCGAGCCAGTCCCATTTGGTGAAGCGAATGCCGTCGGTTTCCTTCATGAACGAAAATTCGATCGGCTTGAACCCGATCGAGAGACCAGAGACCAGTCCGATCTTGAGCGTCTGCCAAGCCTCATCGAGCCGATCCTTGAGCCGACCAGGTTCCGCAAGCTTCGCGAGCTGCGCGACGATCTCGATGCCGGCCTTGCTGACCTTCGCTTTGATGACATGGCCGATCGGTTGCCGCGCATCATGGTGAAACAATAGCGGCATCGGCAGTTTGAACTGCGCGCCGTCTGGCTCGACGATATCCTGCAGGCGATCCGGCGTCGGCGTGGTCGCCATACCAGTGATGACGCGCGCGTCCTCGTCCACCTGCTTCACTTGAAGCAGGGCATAGGCCCGGTGCAACATGGGAGGAACCTCGGTCTATTGATTACGCGAAGAAGAGCCTGCACTCTGCCCGCTTCTGGGGTGTCGGATTAAATGCGAGCAGCGCGCAAGCATTAAACGTCGCCATGAGCGGATCAATCTTTCCGTAGCCGCTATCATCGCGCGCGATGCGCATGCCGGTCGGTGTCGGCACGACGCGCGCATTGCCGGCGCACCACGTCATCAGCGCCTGGCCACCGTGCTTGAAACTGCCGTCAACGACTTTGCGCTCGAGCGATTTGACCGCGCCCATCAGTGCGAGGCCCTGGCGCACGCCGACGAGCAGCTTATTTTCCTGATTGACGCCGATCCTCGCGAGCGCATCGACGATGCCGCCGATGCCCAATGCGTCGACCCCGACGCCGGCGAGCTTCTTCGAGTTCTTCACCTTCTCGACGACGTCGGTCACGAAGCCGATATCGTCGGGCAGCTCCTCGACCACGGTTAAATCACCATCGATCTGAAAGCGCTCATAAACGCCGGCATTCGCCTTGCGCCGCTCGAGCCCTTCCGGGGAAATGAGCGCATGCGTCCAGGCAAGATAATGCTGGGTCTCCTTCTCGCGGCCGATGACCGCGATGCCGAGCAGATCGTCGAGGCCGCCGCCGTCGATCCCCACCACCACCGCCTCGCTGCGCTCGAGCACCGCGTCGAGCGTCAGTCCATCCTCGCGTCCGCGATCCCAATAATGCGCGCCGGCCCAGCCATCGGCGCGCAGCGACATGCCGATCTGCACGTTGAAGTGTTGACTCGCGATCAAGGCGGTCGCCGCCGGCCCGTCCGCCTCGGCCCGCGCGATCTCGCGCGCCAGGAAATCCTCGTTGGTCGATCGCCCGAGGTTCGGGTTGACCAGCGGCCAGTAGCGCCGATCCTTCCACCCGCCATCGCGTGCCAGCCGATCAGGCAGCTCGTAGAGCACCGGCAGCAGCGGCATCCGCATCTTGCCGTCGCGCACCGCGCGCGCCATGGCGAGCTCGGAGGCGAACACGCCGCTCGGCGGCTGCTTCGATTGAGTGGTCGTCTGAAATAAAAAACCGTCGGGACGTTTTGTCAGCGCGCCGCGCAGTTCGACGAAGATATCGGCCGCGTTGCTTTTCTTGGCGAAGACGTGAGTCTCATCGATCATGGTGCCGGTCGCCAGTGAGCCCGTGATGACGTCGGTGTCCGCCGCTTTGATCTGTAGTATCGCTTCCGACTCCCGGTGCGTAATGCGCCGAATGTGATCCTGGATGTGCATGACTCTCGTCAGCGCGGGATCGAGGCGGATCGTACCCTTCGCCTGCTTGAACGCGATCGCCGCGATCTCCATGGTGGGAGCGACGAAAAGAAATTCCGCGGACGGTCGACGATTCACGATGAGCGCGGTCAACATTACCGCGCCGCCATTCGTCGACTTGCTGTTGCCTTTCGGGATGAGTTGGAACACCTCTTGGATGTGCCGGATATTGGTCGTTGGATCATAGCTTCCGAACAGCGCCGCCACGATCGGCAGAAACCACGGCCCGCAGGCGTCCTCCATTGTCGGATTACCGATGACATCGGACAACCGCAACCGCTTGAAGCACCGCAGTGCCTTCGCTGCCTCGTCCTCGAATAGCGGCAGCTCGGGCACCAGCGAGCGGCCTTCGAGGATGCGCTCCTCCCAATCGCGACAACTCGTGTCCCAGGTCTCGTGATGCGGCGCGGCGTCAGCTCTCGCCGCCGCCAGCAATCCTTTCGAGGGACTATCGAAAACCGGCGCGAGATGCAGCATCAATTGGCCCGGTTTTCAAATTTCAGATCGTCGGCCCACTCGGTGCCTTCACCGGCCGTCCTCGCCGCCTGCTGCAATTGTTCCTTCTTGCCCACATACTCCTCGCCCGGCCGCGGCTCGATCCAGCCGGCGCGTACCTTCAGCCAGAATATGCACGCCGCCACCGCGCCGTTGCCGTTGCCGAGCGCCTTTTGATAAAGGCTTTGCGCCACCATCGAATTGGCTTTGATGCCGCCAGTCTGCAACTCGTGCAAATACCATTTGCGTAATGTCATCAGCGAAATGCCGATTACCCTGGCAATGTCCAGCTCCGGTATGCCGAAGCTCGCCATCGTCTCGACCGCGTGGCGATCCTTCTCGGTCGGTTCATGCGGCGGCTTGGTTCTCATACTCGCTTCGCCTTCTCGCCGGTGAAATTCTGCCAGCGCTCGATCGTTACGTCGACATAGGCTGGATTGATCTCGATCGCGTGGCAGGTGCGCGCGGTCATCTCCGCAGCGATGATGGTGGTGCCCGAACCGACGAACGGATCGTAGACCGCCTGGCCGGGCGAGCTGTTGTTCTCAATCGGCCGGCGCATGCATTCGACCGGTTTCTGTGTGCTGTGGCCATGCCCACTATCCTCGCGCGCAGCAATATTCCACAGCGTCGATTGCGCGCGATCACCGGCCCAATGCCCGCGGCACCCTTTGCGCACCGCATACCAGCACGGCTCATGCTGCCAATGGTAGTCGCCGCGCGAGAGCGCGAAGCGATCCTTGGCCCAAATAACCTGTGCGCGGATTTCAAAGTCCGCGGCTTCAAGCGACGCTTGCACCGTGCTGGCGTATCGGCCTGCGTGCCAGCAGTAGGCGACGTCGCCGGGAAAGAGCACCCACGCTTCACGCCAGTCCGCGCGGACGTCATTGATCACCTTCCCGAGCTTGTCGGGATTGAGGTTGACGCCCGCGCGAGCCCGCCACGCTGGATCATAATCGACGCCATAGGGCGGATCGGTGACCATGAGCGCCGGCACCATGCCGTTGAGCGCGCGCCCGACCTCTCCGGCATTGGTCGCATCGCCGCAGACCAGCCGATGCCGGCCGAGCTGCCAGATCTCACCGAGCTTGGCGATCGGCATCGCCGGCGGCTCGGGAACCTCGTCAGGATCGGTCAAGCCGGGATTGGCCGTCAGCGCCGCCAATTGCGCTTCATCGAATCCGATCAGGCCGAGGTCGAAGTCGAGCCCCTGCAGCTCGCCCAA